CGGATTCCTGTATGCCCTGATTGCCTTTGTGGTAATCGACTACATTACCGGCGTTCTGTGTGCTATCTCGGACAAGAGCCTTTCGAGCGAAGTGGGCTTCAAGGGCATCTGCCGCAAGGTGCTGATTTTCACGCTTGTGGGGATCGGCAACATTGTGGATGTCTATGTACTCGGTGAAGCAGGTGTTTTGCGCACGGCGGTCATTTTCTTCTACCTTTCCAATGAGGGCGTGAGCCTGTTGGAAAACGCTGCGCACCTGGGTCTGCCTATCCCCGAAAAGCTGAAAGAAGTGCTGGAGCAGCTTCATGACCGCAGTGAAAAGGAGGATGAATAACATGGCTTACACGAACAGCCCCTTTGTATCCTACACCAAGCTCAGCCCGAACCACTCCGGCAAGCGCAGGCACGCCATCGACACCATCAGCATCCACTGCATGGCAGGCAACCTGAGCGTGGAGAGCTGCGGCAGACTGTTCGCAGACAGAGCGCGGGAGGCCAGCAGCAACTATGGCATCGGCAGCGACGGCAGAATCGCGCTGTACGTGGACGAGGGCAACCGCAGCTGGTGCACATCCAGCACCAGCAACGACAACCGGGCTGTGACCATCGAGGTGGCCAACTGCGCGGACGGCGAGCCGTGGCCGATCACGGAAGAGGCATACAGGAGCCTCATCGATCTGCTGGTGGACATCTGCCAGAGGAATCACATTCCGGAGCTTCGATGGAAGGCGGACAAGAGCCTCATCGGGCAGGTGGACAAGCAGAACATGACGGTGCACCGCTGGTTTGCCAACAAGAGCTGCCCCGGAAACTGGCTGTACGAGCATCACGGGCAGATCGCAAAGGAAGTAAACGAAAGACTGGAGGAAGAGAACATGGTGAGATACGAACGGCTGCGGGACATCCAGAACAAGGAGTTCCACGACATCATCGAAAAGCTGATGGATGCCAATATCCTCGGCGGGGACGGCAGCGACCCGACGGGCAATGAGGACATCATCGACCTGAGCCACGACATGGTGCGCACGCTTGTGCTGGAGTATCGCGGCGGAGCGTTTGACCGCAAGCTGAAGGCTGTGGGCATGGAGCCTGCGGTGAAGGACTGAGAGAGCGGCGGAGGCCGGTGCATTCCGCCGGTCTCCGCCTTCTGCACGAAAGGAGGCATGAAAGATGCCATCGAATCTGCTGACGGCAGACACCACCTTCCCGACGCTGACGCAGGAGCAGAGCACGGACGAGAAGTTTGAGAAGATCACGAGCTATCTCTACATGCTGCTGGAGCAGCTGCGCTACAGCATGGGAAACCTTGACAAGGACAATTTTAACGACGCGGGGCTGGAGGAGATCGCAAACATCATCACGGAGCCGGTGTATGTGCAGCTGAAGGACGACGAGGAAAACATCGCGGCGCTGACCGTGACGGCGACGGGACTGGGGGCGCGGCTGAGCGACGCGGAGGGAAACATCACGCAGCTCACCGCCCCCCCCACGAGCCTGACGAGCCGCATCAGCAACGCGGAGGGCAGCATCTCCACCCTGCAGCAGACGGCAACAAGCCTGACGAGCCGCATCTCAGACGCGGAGGGAAATATCTCTTCCCTGACGCAAACGGTGAACGGCATGACGCTGAGTGTGACCAACGGTTCGTCCAGCTCCACCATCCGGCTTTTGGCAAACGGCGTGCAGCTGAGCAGCCAGTCCATCAGCTTCTCCGGCATGGTGAGCTTCACCGACCTGTCCACCAGCGGCTGGACGACCATCAACGGGGACAACATCACCACGGGCACTATCGAGGCCATCGACATCTACGGATGCACCATCGAGGGCAGCACCTTCAAGAGCGTGCTGAAGGCCAACGGCACCGTGGGCGGCGAGATCGAGTTCTGCTACCTGAACACCAACTATGTGGCGGGCGGCATCCGGCTGGACGATCAGGGCGCGGGCACGGAATACGAGCGAGCCTACCGCATGTTCATCTACACCAACCATGTGGGCGGCGTGGGCTTTGCCATGAAGCTGCAGAGCGCCAGCGGCATCAGTATGGAAGCAGATGAGAATGTATTCCTGTACGCGGGGACGAGAATGACCATCAGAGGCGACAGCGGCATCTACCTGACGGGAGATGTGTATGTCAACGGGACGCTGCTCCAAGTGAGCAGCAGCTAAGGAGGAGAACATGTATTTGATCGAATGCGCGAACGCCTATCTGGCGGCGGTGCAGATGCAGCAGAAGGAAATGGATTATCAGACGGCATTTGCCCTGATGATGGTGAAGAAGCAGCTGCAGAGCCATGTGGAGTTTTTGCAGAGCGAGGAGCTGAAGCTGGCGGAGAAGTACGCGGAGAAGGATGAGAAAGGCAACATCAAGTGGACGGAGCGAGGCACCTTCCCCTACCGGGACGCGGACGCGGCGGCGGGCTATCAGAGAGAACGCAGGGCGCTGGGCATGACGCAGGTGGAGGACGACTTCACGGTGCAACACGCGCCGGTGCCGGAGAAGATCACGCCCATGCAGCTGGAGGCGCTGGAGAAGTTCATCGTGTTCGGAGGTGAGGGATAATGGCGATCGGACTGCCATCCATGGCTTACGGCGACGGCATCAGCAAGCGCAAACAGGTGAAGTTCGGCGGATACAACCACACGCTTGCGGCGGAGAACGGCGACCTGTGGGACATGGAAAACCTGACGAGCGACTTCTATCCCCTTTTAAGCCCGCGCGCAAGGCGGTGGACATGCCGGACGCTGACGAAGCCGAACGGACTGTACGCCCATGACGGGCTGTACTGGGTAGACGGAACGGGCTTTTACGCCGACGGCGAGCTGAAGGGCAGCGTCTCCGACGGGCGCAAGAAGTTCACGAGCCTCGGCGCGTACATCGTCATCCTGCCGGACAAGAAATACTACAACCGCCTGACGGGCGACTTCGGCACGCTGGAGGCAGAATGGAGCGGGAGCGCGAAGATACAGGACGGCACCTACGCGGGAGAAGAGGCAAAAGCCAACACCATCTATGCCGCAGGCGCGGGAGCAAAGTTCAACGAGGGCGACGCGGTGACGATCTCCGGCTGTACGGTACACACGGAGAATAACAAGACCGCCATCATCCGGGAGATCGACGGGGACTACCTGCGCTTCTATGAGAACACCTTCACCATCTCGGACGGCGGAGACAGCGAAACATTGCAACTCAGCCGCACGGTTCCGGAGTTAGACTATATCTGCGAGAACGAGAACCGGCTGTGGGGCTGCAGGGGCGACACGATCTACGCCAGCAAGCTGGGCGACATCTTCAACTGGAATGTGTTTGACGGCGTATCCACGGACAGCTTTGCAGTGGACGTGGCAAGCGCCGGAGATTTCACGGCGTGCTGCAGCTATCTCGGCTACCCGTGCTTCTTCAAGGAGGAGCACATCTACAAGGTCTACGGCGACAAGCCGTCCAATTTTCAGGTGATGGGCAGCGCCAGCTTGGGCGTGGAGAAAGGCAGCGACGAGAGCCTTGCCATCGCGGGAGAGACGCTTTTCTACCTGAGCCGGACGGGCATTGCGGCGTGGAGCGGCGGTATTCCGCAGAGCGTGAGCGCGGCATTCGGCACGCAGCGCTTCCGCAACGGCGTGGCAGGCAGCGACGGAACAAAGTATTTCGTATCACTGCAGGACGCGCAGGGAACGTATCAGCTGTTTGCCTTCGACACGCGCACCAACCTGTGGCACCGGGAGGACAACACGCAGGCCGTGGGCTGGGGCTGGAACGAGGAGCTGTACTGCCTTGACGCGTCCGGCAAGCTCTGGATGAACGGCAACGCCAGAAGCGTGCCGCAGGGCGCGGGGCAGGAGGCGCTGGTGGCATGGAAGTCGGAGGGGGCAGACTTCTACGAGTACACCACCTATTCGTCCTCTTCCACGGCGACACCGGAGAAGAAGGGCATTGGAAAGCTGCTGCTGCGGCTGGAGCTGGACGAGGATGCCAGCGTGCAGATCGACATGCAGTTCGACAGCGACGGCGTGTGGCGGACGGTGAAGACGCTGCAGACGGAAGTGAAGCGCAGCTACTACCTGCCGATCATCCCGCGCCGGTGTGACCACTTCCGCATCCGGATGACCGGCAACGGCGGATGCAGACTGTATTCGCTGGTGCGGGAAGTGTACAACGGCAGCGAACTATAAGAAAGGGGCGGACTATGGCAAACAGATACACATACGACGATTTTCAGAAGGCGATGCAGAGCAGCGGCCTCGGCGGGCAGTTCTCTGACGCAGACCTGAAGCTGGCGCAGCAGAACCCGGACGCAGGCATGAGCATCCTGAAGTACAAGCAGGACTACAAAAACGCCACCACGGACGAGGCACGGGCGCTGGCCAACCTCGGCGCGGAGGGCATCCGCTCCAGCTACGGCGGGTACACCGGCGGGCAGAGGGGCGAGAACTTCTACCTTGACCCGCTGTCTCCAAAGGATTTTCAGAGCAGCGCAGCGCCGACCTACAAGAACAACTACGCCGACACCATCAGCGGCCTTTTGGACAAGCAGCTGGGCTACGGGAGCTATTCCTACGGCGAGGCGCAGCCGGAGTACAACAACCGCTACGACGCGACCATTCAGGACTTGCTTGACCAGATCGTGAACCGGAAGGACTTCAGCTACGACCCGGAGAACGACCAGCTCTACAGCCAGTACCGCAAGCAGTATACGCGGGAAGGCCAGAGAGCCACGCAGGACGCGCTGGGCGCGGCGGCAGCGGCCAGCGGCGGCATCCCGTCCAGCTACGCGGTGAACGCGGCGACGCAGGCGGGCGACTACTACGCCAGCCAGATGACGGACAAAATCCCGGAGCTTTACCAGCTGGCCTACAACAAGTACATGAACGACTACAACATGAAGCTCTCTGACCTCGGCGCGGTGCAGGGCGCGGAGCAGAGCGACTACGACAAGTTCCTCAACGAGATGCAGCAGTACAACACCAACCGCGCCTTCGACTATCAGGCATGGATGGACGAGTACAACCGCATCAACAACGACCTGCAGACGGCGAGCGGGCTGGAGCAGCTGGACTACACCAAGTATCTGAACGACCTGAACCAGTACAACACCGACCGCAGCTTCAACTATGGGCAGCTGCTGGACGAGGTGAACAACCAGACGGCCAGACGCAGCGAGGCCATGAACAAGGCGCTGACGGCGGCGGAACTGGGCGACAATTCGTTCCTGAACGATCTGGGCATCAACACCAACAACAACCCGACGGACTACGAGCGGCGCTATCAGCTGGCGCAGCTGGCCGCACAGTACGGCGACTACTCCGGACTGCGGGAGCTGGGCATCAACCCGGATGCAGCGGCGCTGAACCGGTTCAACACCACGGCGGCAGGCAAGTCCTCTTCCGGCGGGAGCCGAAGCGGCGGAGGAAACACAACGTCGCAGGAGACCGAGACGACCGGATTGAGCGCGCAGGACATTGCTGCACTGAAGGCGGCCTATGGCACGAACATCGACGCGGACACATGGAACAGCATCCTGCAGAGCAATCCGGGCATCACGGAGGCAATGCTGACGCAGGCGGGATTCGCCAAGAGCGGCGGCAATTCAGGCGGCGGGAATATCTCCGGCGTGACCGACTACGACAGCGCCATTGCCTACATGAAGGCGGCGGGCGTGGACGGAAGCGTGCGCTCCGGCCTGATGACCAAGAGCGAGTGGAGCCGCAGAAAGGCATCACTGCAGCAGTACGGCACCGGCGGAACTGAGGTAAAGAACTACAACAGCTACGCGGACTATATCAAAGATTACTGCGAGTACGCCGCCAGCAAGTAAGGAGGACACGGTATGGCATCCTTTTCTGAATGGAGCAACAACAAGATGAGGCAGGCGACCGGCGCGACGAAGACGACCGGCGCGACGCAAAAGGCACAGACCTTTTCCGCGTGGAGCAATCAGAAGCTGGGAAAGGAAGACGCACAGAAGAACCCTGCCAGCGGCAACACGGCCTTCGACCGGAGCGGGAAAACCAGAGACGAGTATGACAGCAGCGTGCGGCAGAACTATGCCGCACGCGCAGCTGCATCTGATAAGCTGACGGAGGGCGAATACAACCGCTCTACCGCCATGCAGCAGAAGTACGGCAGCTATCAGAACTACCTTGTGGGCGCGACGGCGGACGGAAAATACTATTCGCAGCCGGAGATCGGCAAGGACACGGAGAAGCTGCGCAATACCTACACCACCTATGAGGCAGCGACGCAGAAAGCGCTGACCGCCTATCAGGACGCTGCCAAGAAGCAGAAAGAAACTGAGGAGGCGCTGGACAGATATGAGCAGAGCCTGCCGGAGCTGGAGCGGAGTTATGCGCAGAACCCATCTGTATTCAACAATGCCCTGTATCAGACGGAGCTGCAGCAATACAAAGACCTTGCGGCACGGTATGAGCAGGAAGCGGCGGACACGCAGAAGCTCTACGGCGACTATGAGCAGAGCTATGGAAAGTATAACGACGCGCTGAACGCCTACAACACCTACCTGACCGGCGAACAGGAGAAGTACCAGAACTGGCGGGGAACCGTGCGCAGCGACAAGGACGCAATCAATGCAGACATCGCGGCGGCGGATACCAACATTCAACAGCTGCAAGCGCAGCAGAAGGAGCTGCAGAAGCAGGCGCAGCAGCTGTTGAACAAGGTATCTTCCCGGCGCGG